GCTGGTATAGGACTCTTTACTGGTGGTGGTATAGGACAACTCTGGATTCAGATTGTTGGTGTACTTGCGTATGCTATATGGACAGTAGTTACTTGTTATGTTACTTGGAAAGTAATTGGTGCTGCCTTTGGTGGTATTCGTGTTACTGAACAGGAGGAGGTTGAAGGTCTTGATATTGGTGAGCATGGAATGCAAGCCTATCCTGATTATGCTTTAGCTACTACTACTAAATGATATAATAAAAGACCCTAACTAGTGTAGGGTCTTTTTTAATGCATGGACTTAGACGATCAAATAGAACTTGGGCATCTTTTATTATTAGAAAGGGAATGCCGAGTTTGTGGAAAGGAAAAAAATCTGGTAACTGATTTTTATCTTTCTCGTAAGGATCCTACTTTGCAGTCATCTTATTCTTATGAGTGTAAAGAATGTGTAGTAAAAAGAACTACTGAGTATAATAGAAAGAATGCTTATGGTGTTAGATCCCGATACCTAAAAAGGAATTATGGAATAAGTTTGGAAGATTATGAAATATTAATTGCTAAACAGCATCATTCATGTGCCATCTGTAAGACCACTGAGGCGGGTGGAAAGTTTAATAAGAGATTCTTTATAGATCGTGATGATTCAGGCACTGTGAGGGGTCTTTTATGCAAGTCTTGCAAAGTTTCCTTAGCTGAGATACAATATGATATACAAACTTTAAAAAAGATGATAAAATACTTAGAAAGAGGAAGGTCTTAATGAAACCAACAGAAAATTACGAACAACTTCTAGCAAGATTCACTAAAAGAATGGATCAGGTAGGAAAGAAAAAAGCAGAATTAGATCCTTCATTTGATGAGTGGCTTAAAGTGGACTCACAATTACATTACCTAAGAGGATGTAAAGAAACTGTTGAGTATCTGATGACAGGTAAACTTCCTAACGATGGTAATCATGATGGTATGAAAGATCATGTACCAACTATGAAACCAAAACCAGTTCGTCATAATAACCTCGACGCATTAGATAGATGACTTTTTTAATAGCAATAATGTCATTTGCCAACTTTTTATTCTATCCATTAGTGATAGGAACAATTGTTGCAGTAATCATTGAACAGATCTTCAGAGCAAGAGGTGATGAAGATAATCCAGAAGATATAAAAAAGGTAGTTCTTTCTATGGGGGTTAGAAAATATCTCTATAGACAAGCATGGGTTTTTAATGCTATCTGGTTTATTGCATATTTTATTCTTATGTTTACTGTAGGAAGACAACAACCTGCTGCGATGCCTGATTTGATATGGCAAGGATGACTATTTGGCAAGACTACATTGACGAACTCTTTAAATTTTTTCCTCAGTTAAAAATAACTGAAGAGTGGGCAAGATGGGAATCTAAGGATGCTAAATTAGCAGCCAATATTCGCACCGGTAAACACTTTATAAAGGCAAGAGAAGCGCATATAACAGATAATAATTCTGACATATACAATACCATTCTTTATCCCAAGACTGGTGCTGATCTTCCTTGTTTTGGTATGGACTTAATGAAGTTCAGTGATAAGAAAGTTATTATTGTATTTGATTTCCAACATCCACGAGAGAAATATTTATTTTCAGTTGATGGATTGCCAGAAGATGATGGTAAGTATAGGTTCTTTGAGATGGGTAATCATTTTTCTAAGAATATTTTTGTAAGATATTGTAAATCGGAAGAGGTAAATGGATATCTTTCTTCCTTTAAAGAATATTTGACAAAATATAAAGAAATGGTAGAATTATCTAATCCTAAGGGAGAAGACACTACCGTCTATAAAGATTTTGATACTTACATGACAGAGCTTGACCCTGTTAGAGGGTATCTCAAAGCAAAGTTTGGGGAGGATAAATCAGAATCTTTTGTTAATGATTTTTTATTTAATTTTAAATGAATAAGGATCCTATTGTTACTGGCAAGGTAAAGACAGTTTTTGATACTGATGATGCTCAAAGAGTTCTCATTAGGTATGAAGATAAAGTTACTGCATGGAATGGAAAACATGTGGAGTATCCTAAAGATAAAGGTGCTACATGTTGTTTAATCTCAGCTCTTCTGTTTGAGAAGATGGAGAAGGCAGGTATCCGCACTCATTATATTGATTGTCCATCTCTCAATACTATGTTGTGCAGGAAACTTACCATCTATCCTGTAGAAGTTATCTGTAGAAATATTGCTGCTGGATCTATCGTTAAGAATACAGATGGTCTTACGGAGGGAATACGTATTAATCCTCCCATTGTTGAATACTTTTTAAAGGATGATGCCAAGGATGATCCACTTCTAACAGAGGATCGTGTGAGGTTGATGGGTATTGATCCCACACCTATGAAGGAGAAAGCACTGGAGATTAATTTCCAGTTGCAATCCTTATTTACCTTTATGGGTATTGATATTGTTGATTTTAAATTGGAGTTTGGTTACGATGCTCACGGCGATTTATTCCTGGCTGATGAACTATCACCTGACAACATGCGACTCTGGAAAAAAAATACCAAAGAAAGGTATGATAAAGACTTGTTTAGAAAGGATGAAGGTGATATAGTAGAAGCATACAAATATATACTACAACAACTAAGGCAGTTTGCTTAATGGAAGAAGACCACCATCATATCAATGATCTCTATGAAGACATGGAAAGACTCAATGCTTTGTATGAGGAATTAATGTGGGATCATGATGTAGAACTTGAATTTAGAGCAGATTATGAAAATAATCGTATTATCATTTCATTAAAGGATGAAGAAAATGAGTGAACCTAGCACTAATGGATCTCTTTCCGTAGTAGTTCCTATAGAGGATATGAAACTTATCCTTACACAAATGTGGAAATCACGTTCAACTGAACCTAAGGTTGGTGAATTGTATGAGAAATATACAAAACTTATAAGTTTTGAAGAATGATTGATACGTCACCTAGTTCAATTAGGATTGCTCTTATTATGATATTGGGTACAATATGGTTTTTTCTTTTAATACAACAAATCGAGGAGAATAAAAATGATTGAAGATAAAGACAAGAAGCCTTTGCATACACCAGAAGAACATGGACCCGGTGCTCCTCTTTCTGATGAAAGTGCTAAAGGAATCTATACAGAAATAGAATCTTATCTTGATTTCCTATCAATGGTAGGAGGATAATTGTTTTTTACTAAATAAAATTTTTAATTGTCAGATGCCAGATCTAATGAATTTTGCTGTTTATTCCCGTGAGGGATGTCCTTATTGTGTGAAAGTTGAACAAGCTTTAAAACTTGCAGAACTTAAGCATGTAATATATAAACTTGATAGAGACTTTGATAGACAGAGTTTCTATGAACAGTTTGGTAAAGGCACTACCTTCCCACAAGTTACTGTAGATGGTAAAGGGTTGGGTGGATGCACTGAGACTGTGCAGTATCTTAAGGAGAATAGGTTAGTCTAATGAGAGATGACTTTGAAAATGTATATGACATGATAGAACATGCTATTGAGTATGCATTTGAAGGGAAAATGACTCTTAAATTTTATGAGTTTTTAAAGTATCGTAAGACAACTAAAGGAGAAATAGATTCTTTTCTTAATAGTTCTACTGCAAAGGAACTTGCTGATGAAGTGATAGAACTTAGAGAATATATCAAAGGGGGTAAAGATAGCGAACATAAACAATTGCGTGAGGCATATCATCATATTCCTAAACCTCAGGCAAGAAAGATAATGAATTATTTGGGAGGTATACTTGAGGATGCAGCGAGGTATAGTAATGACAGAAGACCGGGAAGAAGAAAAAAAGGATCTAAATAAAGACAAACCTCTAGAGATTAATAGAGGTATTGAATTATTGTTACGTAATAGGAGGAAGAAACCAGAAAAACCTAAAACTTTTCAAGTAAAGTTTGGAAATTTGGTTTCTCTTTGGAATAGAGAAATTGTTTTTCATTTTAACTTCTACTTGGATGTTAGAAAAAAATAACAATTCTCTGGAGGAAGGGCTATGTCCGAAACATTAATAGTTACACTGACCCTAACAACATTAGTGTCTATACTTGCAATAATAGTAGGAGGTATGATAGGATGGATGGCAAGACAACATTCTTATGAAACTACACCTCAGATAGTGTATACTCATCCAGAGATGTTAGATGAGAATGGAAATTTAATTCCTGATGAAATTGTAGCAGTTCGATTTGAAAACACTTATGACAACGACGAAGAAGACGACGACTAGAAAGCCTAGAGCTACTAAAACTACGAAAGCACCTAAAGAAAGAGTTAAGTTACCACCTAATCCTTTCATGCATGAAATTTTGGATTTGGTAGATCAACAAAGATCTAAAGCAAAAAAGATTGAAATCCTCAAAGAATATGAGTGTGATTGTCTTAAAGTGCTATTGATTTGGAACTTTGATGAGAGTGTAATTTCAATGCTTCCTGAGGGAGAAGTTCCTTATCAAAAGAATGATGTTCCGGTGGGAACAGATCATACTTCTTTACGTAGAGAACACAAACAGCTTTATCACTTTGTGAAAGGTGGTAATGATACTTTGAGTGGATTGCGTAGGGAGTCAATGTATATTCAGATGCTTG